TAAGAACTCACTCCGATTAATTAGAACGGAAACTTCTGAAGTTATTGGTTCAGCACAAGCCAAGTCCTATGAAAAACTGGGAGTAGAAGAGTACTTATACATAGCTGAACTAGGTGAAAAAACGTGTGATATTTGCGGTGGATTAGATGGGAAAGTCTTCAAATTAAAAGATAGGCAACAAGGAAAAAATGCTTCTCCTGTGCATGCAAATTGTAGATGTACTGAAGCTCCTTATTTCAATAATCGAAAACAAGCAGAATTTAGAAGAGCAAGGAATTCAGAGAATAGAAATGAAATTATTTCTAACATGTCATTTGAAGAATGGCAAAAGAAATATGTGAAGTAATATTGTGAAGTATTTCACATAATTTCTTGTTCAATTGTATGTATATTATGAGAAGGATAATTACCATCATTATCTTTGTCAATTCTATCTCCTTTTATATGGTGTGTTTCTATAATTCATTTGGTTGGGAAAGAAACGGTCATTCTACAGCCGTTTCAAAGATATCCCTCAGCTTTTATTAGTTGAGGGATTTTCTATTTTAATAAAGAACTTGTAGGGGTTAAGTCAACTATAAGGTCATGAAAGGAACATAAATAATGGAAAATAATATTGTTAATACGGAATTAGAAGCAAATACAGAGGTAGCAGAAACTCAAGATCAGGCAACCGTAAAAATGTTTACTGAGGACGAGGTTCAAAAAATGCTACAAGCTGAAACAGATCGTAAAACTTCTAAGGCATTAGAAACAGCTAAAGCAAAATGGCAACAAGAATTTGAAGCTAAATTAGAAGCTGAAAAATCAGAAGCAGAGAAGCTTGCAAAGATGTCTGAATCAGAACGTTTACAAGCACAATTTGAAGCTGAAAGAGAGCAGTTTGAAAAAGAACGTGCTCAATTTAAAAAGGCTCAATTAGAAGCAGAGACAATTAAACAATTATCAAATGAAGGATTACCAACGGAATTTGCTAATTATTTGCTAGCTGAGGATGCTGAAACTATTAAATCGAACATTGATTCATTTAAAACTAAATGGGTTGAAACAATTGAAAAGGCTATTGATGAACGATTGAAAGGTCATACTCCAAATACTTCAAATAAAGTAGGAACAGCAATCTCAAAAGAACAATTCGGAGAGCTAAATTATCATGAAAGAGCTAAATTATTAACGGAAAATCCTAATTTATTGCAAGAATTAGGATGAAAAAATTCAAATTCTTAAATAAAAATTCAAAAAATGAAAGAGGTAATTATAAATGACAAATACAGTATTTATTCCAGAATTAATCGCAGCAGGGGTGCAAGCAAAGTTAGGTAACGCTATTAAGCTTTACCCACTATCGTACACTCAAGATTTACAAAATGAAAAAGGTGGGGACGTAATTACAGTTCCTAAAACTCAATACGTGGGTGATGCAACAGTAGTAGCAGCAGGGCAACTAATCCCAGTATCAGACTTTACGCAATCTACAGATCAAGTAACAGTGAAGAAATATGCAAAAGCAGTATCATTCAATGAAGAAGAAGTAAATTCAGCTTATTCAGATGTTCAAGTTGATGCTGAAGAACAATTAACAAAATCTATTGCAAATGGTATTGAAAAAGACATGTATGCATCTTTAAATGCAATTACAGGTGCTATGTTACATACAGAAGTTGGCGCGGATGTTAGCCTGACTGGTAAAGTTGTTGCAAATGCATTAGCGAAATTCGGTGAAGATCTTGAAGAGGAAATTTTCCTATTAGTAAATGCAACTGATTATGCATCTTTACGTCAAGATGAAGCATTCGATAAACAAACTAAAGAAATCTATGGTGCAACTGTTATGCCTTCAAATCGTGTAGCAGCTAAAACAGCTTTCCTTGTTAAAGCGGGTGCTGTTGGTGCTTATATTAAGAAAGACGTATTAGTTGAAACAGAGGAAGATATTTCTAATCAAACTCATCTAGTTGTAGGTACTGAGTTAGCAGCAGTACACTTACGTGATGAATCCAAAGCAGTTAAAATTGTATTTGGTGCATAATCATACATAGACAAGAGAGAGCAACTTTAATTAGTTGTTCTCTTTTTTGAAATTGAAAAGGAGGTATTGATAATGGCACAATTTGCACTTAGACAATATCGAAAAGATCAAACTGAAAAAGCTAAGCAAGAGGCAGAAAAAGCGATTGCTAACGCTTCTAAGCATAAGAAGAAGCAAGGTGAGTAGATATGAATACTACTTTAAATAAAGTAAAACGTATTCTATTATTGTCTGATTCTACTAAAGATGAAATTTTAAATGATTTCATCGAAATGTATACGAAAGCGATTTTATTAAAAACTGGTTCAATCGATTTTCCAGAGGTTTTAAACTTTATTCTAGTTGAAGCAGTTACTGCTCGTTATCGTAAACTGGGATCTGAAGGTATGATATCTGAAAGTATTGATTCTGTATCTCAAACTTTTCATGATGAAGTATTAATTAAATACGAAAACTATTTTAACGAATATCGTAAACAAAATGGACTACGCCCAAGGATACGTTTTTTATGATTCAGGACAAAGTGTTTACATTTATCTCAACTGAAAAAGTCTCAAATGGCATGGGAGGATTCACAACAAAAGAAATCAGTGGTGATACATTCACTTGTTATATATCTCCTCAAAATGCAACTGTCATGTTAAGAGAGCATGGAATTGTAACAACGGAAGCTTTTAAGCTAATTACTGATGATTTTATTCTTACTCCTCTTCAATCACTTATGGTAAAGCATGAAGGAGTTAAGTATAAGATTCTTCAGCATTTACCTTTAAAGCGAAATGTCTTTTTAGTGGAGAAGGTGAATTAAATGGATGATTTTACTAATCTTATAAATCAACTTGGATCACTCGAAGGAAGAATCAAGAATTCTATTAAAGAAGCGGTAAAAATAAATGCGTTAGAAGCCGAACAAAAGGCAAAATTGTTGTGTCCAGTAGATACTGGGCATCTTAGACGTTCAATTTCTACAGAAATAAATGAAACTACTGATAAAATTTTAGTAGATGTATTAACTAACGTTGAATATGGGTCTTATGTGGAATATGGAACTTCAAGACAACCGGCACAACCTTTCATGAAACCTGCTTATGAGAGTCAAAAAGTACAGTTTGAGCGAGATATTTCTGAAACGGTAAGAAGGGAGCTTGGTAGATGATAATTGGTCAAATTGAATTACAAAAAGCGGTTTATAAATCATTAAGCAAATCGTATTTTGTCACTGAAATTAAACCTTCAGAACCAACTTTCCCTTTTATTGAAATTGGAAATATTATCGAAAGAGATATTTCGATAAAAACGAATAAAAGAAGTGCTTATAACATTACTCTTCACACCTATGCAAAAGGAACTGATTCATCAGAGTCAAAAATGTTGAATGAGTATGTGAAAAAGAAAATGTTAGAACTTAATGGTGTGAATGGTTTCTACTTGGACTATGTAGCACTAGATACAATTACAACTTTAACAGAGACAGAAACTGACGGGACGATCTTTCATGGTGTCCTGTTTTTTGATGTCAATTTAACCGAAAAGGAATGATAAATATGGCAGTTTTAGGATTAGATTTTATTATCCGTTATAACAAAGGAACAGAATCTTCCCCAGAGTATATTGTACTGGGTGGACAAAGAGGAGCATCGCTTTCTCAAGCAACAGAAACATTTGATATTGGTACTAAAGGTGGGAATGGATGGAGAGATTACATTGCAGGAACTCGAGATTGGAGTATTTCTGCTGACGGTTTATATCTTTTCGATGATGAATCATTTGAATTGTTCAACGAAGCTTATATGAATCGAAAAAAATTAAATGTTAATATTCGTATTCCAAAAACATCCAAACAATACGAAGGTGACGTTCTTATTGAATCACTTGATATTGATATGGCATACGATGACGTTGTTACATACAGTACAAATTTACTGGGTTGTGGTGCTTTAGCTATCGTAGTAAACGAAGAAATTGGAGCTGCGTTAGAATCAATCAACGATGGAGCTTTAGCTACATTAGAGGATTATGAGAAAGCAGGGATTACAGGAGTAACTTCAAGTAATCTTATAACTGTTAAAAATGCAGTAATTGAAGCAGTTGAAACTAAAGGTTCTGATTTAACAATTACTGAAATTCAGAATGTTGTTAACTCTGTGAATTCCCTATAAGAATATAAGAAAACATAAATCACAATTTTAAAAGGAGAAATTTGAATGGCAAATAATACAGTAATGTTAGAGATGGATAAAGCTCGTAATCTAAAATATACTTTCAACACTTTAATTGATATTGAGGAAGATTTCGAGAAAACAATTGCTGAGATCACTGGTTCTATGACAATGAAGGATGCTAGAACACTACTTTTTCACGGTTTAAAGTGGGAAGATAAAAAACTTACAAAAGAAATGACTGGAAACCTTATTAGTGAGTATGTAGAAAACGGTGGTACATTCAAAGAACTAATGGAAACAGTGGGAAAAGCATTTACTAAAGCATTAGGCAACAGTGCTGCTCCCAGTACTAAGTAATGGATTTATAGACTATGACACTGTATTTAAATTAGTAGTAGGTAAACTCAAACTTCCTATTTCTTCATTAGGTGAATTGACTGTTCGTGAAATTGGATTGTTAGTAGAGCAAAACCAAGAAGATTTACAAGATCATTATGAAATGATTGCGCTAGCTTTCCAACTTGGTTATGTGAACGCAAAAACTAAAGGAAAGAATAAGACATTATTCAATAAGAAATCTTCTAAATCTAAAGCATCGAATAAAGCTACATCTAAAGAAGATTTGGAAAATGAGAAAACAGAACTACTAGAAATGTTCAAAGTACAAAAATAACAAAACTGAATACAAATGAGGAGTTATCAACTGAATATAGTTGGTAGCTCCTCTTTTTTTTTAGCTAAATCAAAGAAAATATAAAGAGGTGTGAACATGGCAAATGAACATGAATTAAGAATTAGTTTCATAGCTGATATAGCAGGCTTTTCAAACTCAATGAATGAGTTAAGAGAGAGTCTAAATCGTATGAGAAATGATTTAGATGATGTGATGCAAAATGCACAACAAAGCACAA